CCTACCGACCTGCTTGCCGAAGCTCTGTTTTTTCCTTTCGACTCCGTAAAGATACGCAAAATTCCGGACTAAACAAAAAAAGCCCCCAAAATTTGGAGGCTCCTTTACTGAGAGATATTGTGAAGGGACTATTTTGCAGGCTTGTTCTTTGCGGCCCTTCCGAGTTTCAATAACTGATCCGCAAGAGCAGGATCAATCGTGTAGGCTTTGCCCACTACTAGGATTTGCTTTTCGCCGTCCTTTGCTTTCGCACCGTAGACGGTAACGGTCTTGTGTGGGGATTCCACTTTCTTTTTTGGCATAGCTGAAAATTATAATTTGACTGCAAGGTAAAAAAAAAGCCCCGATTTTTCGAGGCTTCTTTTTTGAATTACGTTTTGGATTCCTATGGGGTCTCTAATGCGGCTTTCGCTGCTGCGATTCCAGAGCAGTAAACAAAGGCAGTACGGTCTGGATGCTTCACGAATGAAACTCCTCTCCATTCTGCACGAACGGTTCTGAAGTTTTCAATCCAATCATCACCGTTCAAACCTACCTCAACGCTAAGTGGTGCACGTTCCAAGTAGAAGAACTTCGAGAAGTCTCCAATAACCGCCGTGTCAGCAGTAACCAATGTCGTTGGGACAATGATCATTCCGTCGAGGAAGAGAGTTCCACCTACGTTGGTTACAGGAGGGACATATTGCCCGTCAGTAGCCTTTGTAAGCATCAAATCAGTTACATCGGTCGGGTGCATCAGGATGTGCGTTGCGCCTTCGTGGTCTGCGGCAAGGATCTGGTTATGCCCAACTCTAAGAACGTCGACCGTGTTGGCCTCGTTAATGTTAGTTGCGAAAGATCCCGCACTCCAAGCTGCTGCAATCGTCTGAACTCCGTGAAGAGTGTTTCCTGTTCCTGCTCCGCTATACATACCTGCCTCAACCGCAAGAAGAACTTTCTTCTGCAATTCTGTTGAAACGTGGCTAGCCATAAGCTCGATGTCTTCCAACATTTCGTCAGTGATACGGATGTAAGCCGTGGTTTTCACCACATCTTCTTGTCCGATCTCTATGTTGAAGTCGATCTGATTCTTGGGAGAGGCTTCAGAAGTTTGACCCGCAGCACCTTCTTCACCTGCTTGGTAAGTCCACTTAACTGTGTTTGAACCAATGGATCCGCCTTGAGCAAGATCGAATAAACGAAGTCTTCGTGTAGGTGATAAAGCAAGACCAGGTACTAACTGAGATTGTGGGTACTGAAACCCTGTGGCTGCTACGTCGATATTCGATGCCTCAGACATAGACCCAACCGCTTTGAAGCTGAAGGTTGCTTTCTCTGCTTCCTCTTCGAACGATGCTTTTGCCGAAGCAGTAAGCTTGTCTTTGTTCTCAATAAGAGCCGCACGAACTTGATCCTTAAAAGAAAGGTTCGCTGTCGGTGCTTTTCTTTCGAGGCCCATTTGTGTGATCGCTTCACCTTGAGTCTTTACGATAGAAAGAAGTTCAGAGGTCTTGGTATTAGCTTCCTGCACAGATGCAAGGATTTCTTCTCTGGCGGCTTTAATTGCATCAGGGGTAGCTTTCTCCTCGATGAGGTCTGATAGCCGTTTATATCCCGTCGCGTGGAATTCGTTGTAGAGCTTAACTTGCTCGGAAACTTCCATTTCTCCAAATGCTTCGACCGTAATGCTTTTCTCCTCAAGGAAGTTTGGCAGGGCGAACACCGGAACTGTTGCGATAACCGTGAAGGCATCGTGGGCCTCTGCTCCTAGAGCGGATGCCGATAAGAGTGCGATTGCAATAAACGCACCCAAGATAAATTTTAAGTTTTTCATTTTGATTTTGCTATGAGTGAAAAAATTGATTTCGATTGCAACGGCTCTTTCTGAGTGTTTTTCAACGGCTCCTTCTTGAGTGTCTGTATTTGGAGAACGGGCGTCATTGTGTTCGATGCGAATAAAACGGCACTTAACTCAAGGATTTTCGCCTCCTTAACTGCCCAAAAGTAGCCATTTTTCTTGACCTCATCCTTGTTTATGATTTTGTCATAGTATTTTTCCCATACGGCAAACTCCTCCGCATCGTCCGGATCGTCGACGGCAAGCTCGATCTTCACATACTGAAGGCCAATAGAGTGTTGGTTGATCTCTCCTTCCTTATACATCGTGTACACCTTCTCATCGAATGACTTTCGAGGTTCGAATTGGAAGATCAATCCCTGTGCGCTCAACACTTCGGATCCTTCAACCCCAAGATCAGAAAGCAGCAAATCTTTTGTGGAGACGTCAAGAGTCTTTCCGATTTTAGCTGAAACAGAATGCGTGTGATCCTTTAGAATTGGTATTAAAGTTCCCCTCTCAGTAATTGATTTCGTCCAAGAGTCCGTGAGCATTACATCCTGATGAGAGTCGTACCACATTGCAAGGTTTCCTATGGCGTCAACCTGAACCCGCTCATCGTCACCAAACTCAGACTTGTGCGCTGTGCCCTTTTTTCCAAGAGGGATGTTCGGCATATTGTCAAGCTCAATCGGTAAGGACTTTTTTTGCTTGATGAGGTCTTGCTTATTCTCGATGAGGTACTTGAAAAGCTCCTTTTTGGTTTCGAATTTTGGCGTCTTGATTCTCATTTCTTCACGATTTGTTTTTCATCAACTTGTTTCTGCTTGGCCTTCTTTGCGGCTTCAAGCTTCGCTTTATCAACTTTCTTTTTGTCCTCCATCTTGCGGTTGGTTTATAGGAATTATGGCCTGTTGAACAGCCGGCACGTCCATTTCTTCGAACGGAAGTGGCTCCTCATTGAATTGCAGTCTGTATTCGTTGCGAGTCTTAAGGCCTTTGACGACCTCATCCTGCGCCAGCTTTTTAGCCTCGAAAGGATCCGGCTGAAGAGATTCAACCTCATCCATTTTGACCAATAGACAATACCTCACACCGTCTTTGTTGTAGTCCTTCAGGATGCTTCGCTCATACCCTTCAAGGAATAACTTCGCTTTGGGTATGTAGCAGTTTAAGGTGGCCGCAATTCGAGCCTCCTTCATATTGTTGTAGGTCTTCCCCTGCGGATCGTTAAACAGTTGCGAAGGAAGATGAAGTAGGTTGCACAAGGCTCTGAGAAACTCAACGTCGTGTTCGATCATCCTCATATCAGATGATGAGGCTCCAAGCTCGATCTTACTCATTGGTGTGCCCACCGTAATGACCTTGTTCATATTGTTTGCGCCCCCTAGTCGATCTATATTTGCTTGATCGATCGCCTTCTTGTCTGCGTCTTGTAGAACTAAACCGTGAGCACCGCCCGTCGCTGAAAGGATTGTTGAAACCCCTCGATTTTTAAAGTATGAGGCTTGCCCAATAGCGTTTTGATTAGAGGCCATAAGCCTATTGTAACCCGCCTGAAGAGGTGACAAACCGTTCCTTGTTTTTCGACCTTGAATGCTTGGGTTTGGAAGTCGTATGTGGAGGATGTTGTCAGGCTTAATCTCTTTTTTTTCGCCGTTGTCGTTAATCTCGTAGTGCTTAACCTCAGCAAAAATACTTTCAGACGTGAGCTTGACAGTGACTAATTCAGGAGGTATCGGAATGACACTCTTCGCTTTAAACCCGACTGACCGGACAGGAGTAAAAAAGTAAGCCTCTCCTGTGTTGCATAGAAAGATAGTCTGTTCTTCGAGAAGTTCACGGAAAGTTTGATCTGCGTTTGGCTTGAATACCTGTTCGAATACTTCTCCATCTGTTACCTCTGTAAGTTCCCCGTCTTTGCCCTTCGCATAAAGGCCAATGGGTAATGAAGATACATTCTCTGCAATATTGGAAACCACCGAGTACCAAACATCGTTGCCCAAGTACCCTTCCTCGATCGCTTTTTTGTCTGTGATGGTCGTCTTACTGAACGCATTGCTCAACGAGTAGAAAAGATTTTGGAAAACTTGAGGTTGGTTTCTTGATCTAAACCAAGAACGGAAGTTTGTAATTGAAGCCATCTACTTGTGTTTGAACAAAAGTACATATTTCTCTACCTTCTCAAAACATTCATATAATAGTAGGTGTAGACGTAGCCTAAAGCATCAATAGCGTGGTTCCAATCGTCTATTGGTAGCCCACTTTTTTTGTTCGCCCAGATATAATTGTTCAACTCTTTTTTGACGTTTACCGAACGTTTAGTAACCACGATCTGATAGTTGTTCAGCCACTTAATGCGATCCTTCACAATCCCTGCCCTCTTGAAGCAGGCTATGGCGTTAAATGAGAGGCCTTCATCGTCAGCCCTTCGTAGGTCGTTTATTGACATCATTTGTGCGCTGTCGCAAACTAAAAGGCGTTTATTGTCAACGTGATGCCTGAAGGCTTTCCGGATCTCGATCGAGCCTGCCATAGGTTTGTAAACGCATTCATCGACGTAGATCTTCTTTTTCTTCTCATCTACTGCTACGCGGATCAGAACCGTTGGATCTGTCGTCCCCCAATCGACTCCACCAATCCACTCAAGCTGATCGTCGAACTCACCTTCTGTCCATCGCTTAATAACTGCCCCATCTAGGGCTGCGTATTCACCAAGGCCATAAACCTTCCAACGATAGACGTCAGCCGTACCAGAAGCGATGTTTTCGTCAGTAGGTTCATAGGCCTCGATTTTTCTCACCTGAGACTCTTCCAAAAATGGGTTGTGCTTGTAGGTCGAATGAATGGTTCGGACAGAAGGGCGTTGCTCATACCCCTGTTCAGAAACCCAAAACTCAGCCGACGGGTTGAAGTCGATCCAAGTATGGAATCTTGTTCGATCATATAAGGCTCTGAATACGTCGTGAGGTATGCCGTTGGCCTCGTTTACGAATAAGAAATCCCGCTTTCCGTTCTTCGCATCCTGTTCATCGTGGTAACTGTTAAACTCGATTATTGCCCCATTTTTTAGTACAAAGATGTTGTCCATCCTGTTATGGTTCTGAATAAACGAGGCGCAAGTTGGCATCGTCGCGAGAATTGTTTCGAGATCTCGCAGAGATCCTTTCTTGAGGTTTGGAAGGTCTTGACCTACAACGGTCGTGATCGAGTTCGGGTGATCCCAAGAGTTAAAAAGAAAAGCCAGAACGATGTTATACGTCTTACCCGAAGATGTTCCGCCTCGATTTATGGTAAGATCGCACCCTTCCGGAATTTTATAATTTTTCTGGAACAGGTGCGTCCCTGTTACGTCAGCCATTCTTTGGTTTGGGCTTGGGCGGTGTAAATTCTTCGTTTGGCTCCTCTCCAACGACCTCGATCGTGATGTTGGATTTCGGTGCACTTAGGTTGAGCTCACTTCGCTCGACATAGCCCCGATCCTTCCCTATGGTTTTAAGAAAGAAGATGATTGCAGTCGTGTCAGGTGGTAGTGAGTAGATATTCTTGCCGTCTTTTGTTTCAGCCACAATCCCATTTATCTTCTCAAGCAGTTTTGATTCTGCGAAGTCAAGAGCAATGTTTCTGAGCTCCTTCACGGCCTCTGCGTATGCCGGATCACTATTCATCCAGACGTAATGAGTCGAGCGATCTAAGCCTGCTTTTGCGGCGGCTGTCTGAACAACTCCCATACTCGTAGCCAACGCTTCGAGCATCGTCCTTTTTTTAATGTTGAATTCTGTCGAGTTTTTCATCGTCTTTAGATTCGTTCTTTTCTTGCTCTTTCCTGTGCTTTACCTTGAGCCTGATCTGATTCATTGACTCCCAAGCCTTGTTATACTTTGCGTCCTCAAAGAGCTTAGAGAAGCCCGTTATGTGCTTCAGCTTGACGAGTTCTTCGACTCCCATTCCGAGTTCGTTACAGATGTCTGCGTCGTTCCATCCGTTTTCCAGCATTGAGAAAACCATTGAGCTCATTCCGGTTACTGAGTGCATCCCTCTGGCTCTGTTATGTCGAACGGTGGAGGCCATTCGATCGTTTATGTCTTTGTCGAGTACCACTATT